GCTACTCCTGCCGACCTGAACGAGACTTCGTTGGAAAACGCCGTCATTCAGATCGCTGCTTGGACAGACGAACGCGGTTTGCTGATTGCAGCTAAGCCAAAGAAGCTGGTGGTTCCTCCAAGCCTGCAATTCGTTGCAACCCGCTTATTGGAAACTGAACTCCGCGTTGGCACTGCTGACAACGATATCAACGCCATCAAGAACAACGGCTCCATCCCCGGTGGTTACACAGTCAACAACTTCTTGACTGACACCAACGCTTGGTTCCTGTTGACTGATGTACCTAACGGTCTGAAACACTTCGTTCGTTCGCCTCTGGCGAATTCCATGGACGGGGATTTTGACACTGGGAACGTTCGCTACAAAGCTCGTGAACGTTACAGTTTCGGTGTTTCCGATCCATTGGGCATCTACGGCTCCCCCGGCGCTTAATCCGGGAACTGAAAAAGGGGCCTTGTGCCCCTTTTTCTTTTGATGTATATTGCCACCACCCCCGGACTTTTCCGGTGTATCTGACGGCTCCGGGCCGACGACATGCAGACAGATGCACCTCAACTCGCATGTGAGGAATCATCATGAGCAATACGACTTTTTCCGGTCCAGTTCGTTCCGAGAACGGCTTTCAAGACATCTCTGTCAGCGCCACTACTGGCGCAGTTACCGTCGATGCCACCTTTGGCGCTACGACCAGCGTGACCAATCTGACGACCACCAATTTGGTCTTCACTGATCAAAACCACCCAACAACTGTTGCGATTAACGCCACTGCAACAGCCACTGCTGCTCAGGTTATCACCGGCTACATCACCTCTACATCCGCAGCAGCAACCGTCATCACTTTGCCTACTGGCACTTTGCTTGGCGCGGCTTTGAGCGCAACCGCTGGCACCGTGATGGACCTGTATGTGGACAACACCGCTGGCGCATCAACTGTGACCATCGCTGTCGCAACCAACGGCATTTTGTCTAGCGCTGCTGCTGATACCCCCGGCAGTTTTGGTGACTTGACAATCGCCGCTGGCGCTACTGGTCTGGCACGATTCACAATCATGTTCTCCAGCGCCACTGCATACGTGTTTACACGCACTGCCTAATCAACCTCTGGGGCTTCGGCCCCTGTTTTAAAGGAGCTTGATTATGTCGATGCAGACAGACGTTTTAAGTGGGCATATTGATACCTCTGGTTTTATTGTGCTCGGGCGTACACGCGTCAAATCTATTATTTTTCAAGGTAGTGGAGGCGGGGCAGGCTCGGTGGATGTTTTTGACACCAGCGTAGCCCCCATCAGCGCCACATATGGGCGTTCCAGCGCTACCGTTACCATCACAAAAAGTGCTCATGGCTTGAAAACCGGCGACAGGGTTGGGATCGAATTCCAGTCTGCGGCAGGCGCATCTGCCACCAATGGCAACTATACGATTACCGTAACCGACGCAAACACATTTACTGTTACTGACATTAACTCTGGAACAGTTACTCCGGGTACGGCATGTAAGTATGTGGATGGCACTGGTGGTCGATGGATTACAAGTTTTCTTACCGCGACCAGTCAAACCACCCCTGTAAATATTTTGTTGCCGGGTGAAGGTTCTCTTGCGGTCCAAGGGTTGTATGTTAATTTGACCAATGCTGCGTTTGTAACGGTGTTCTATGGCTGAAGAGACGCGCCCGATGGACATTGCAGGTCGCAAAATGATGATTGCGATCCCTGCATACGATGGCAAACTGAACATCAAGACTTCGTTTGCCTTGGCCGATTTGGTGGTCAAGGCTTCGCAGTTTGGTGTCCAAGTTCAACTGTCGCATCTGTCGGGCTGCTCTCTTATCACCAAGGCCAGAAACATTCTGGTTGCCAACTTCCTTGAGTCGGACTGCACAGACATGCTGTTTGTCGATGCCGACATCGTGGTGGACGCAGAGTCTATTCTTCGCCTGCTGGCGTTGAGCACCGGCAAGGACATCACCGCTGGTATGTACACCCGCCGCGCAGAAGATCGCAAGTTCTTCTTGGACATCTACATCGACCAGAACAACACCCTTGAGTTTGATGCTCACGGGATGCTGCGGGTTGAGAATGTGGCCACAGGCTTCATGATGATCCAGCGCCATGTGTTGGAGAAGCTGGTTGCAGCTCACCCCGAGTGGACGTACTTCAATGATGTGTACAACCGCAACGAGAGCGCCCTGTTTGACTTTGAGTTGACCAATGGGCAGTACGTTGGCGAGGACTACACGTTCTGCAAGCGCGCCCGGGCGGACGGATTCACGGTCTTTATTGACCCAGAGATCACCCTGCCGCACGTTGGCTCTCAGGAATACCACCGCAGTTTCAAAGAAGCTGTGCTGATGCCGCTGATCGAGCAGCACTGCACACCCAAACTGAAAGTCGTCAATGGCTAAGAAGACCCCATCCCTCGCAATCGGTCGTGGTGAGAAGTTACCAGCCTCCAAGGGTGCTGGGCTGACAGCCAAAGGCCGCGCCAAATACAATGCAGCAACCGGCAGCAACCTCAAAGCCCCGCAGCCGCAGGGTGGCAAGCGCAAGGACTCGTTCTGCGCTAGAATGGCACCTATCGCAGAAAAGTCTGAAAAGGGTAGCCGTGCAAGAGCATCAATGCAAAGATGGAAGTGCTGAAATGTGGGCCGACATTCGTAACTACGAAGGACGCTACCAAGTAAGCAACATGGGGCGGGTAAAGTCACTTGCCAGAGTTCGCCGTGGAAGAGCTGGGGCAGATGTGCCTATGCCTGAAAAAATTATGGCCCTCACCCCAAAAAAAGACACCGGCAGGACAAAGCCTTACATTGAAGTTAGATTTCGTAATGGCGGATTAAGGACTGAGCGTTGCAAGGCGTTTTTAGTTCACAGACTGGTTGCGGACGCCTTCATTAAACCGCTTGAAAAAGGCGATCAGGTTGACCACAAAAACGGCGTTCACGGTGATAATCGCGTAGAGAATCTTCGTGTGCTGCATTTTGTTGAACACGGTCGATTACACCCCTTGATCCAGTCTGGAGAGCTCAACAGACTTGGAACGACTGCAAATCAAGCCGCGTCACTGGCGCGATGGAAGTGCTGACATGGAAATGATGTTGTGGAATGCGGCCTTGAGCGCCATTGTGGCGGTCATGGGCTTTTTGCTTAAAGGCAAGTTTGACGAGTTGGATCGGCTCAGCATTTTGCTGAACAAGACCCGCGAGGAAGTTGCGCGTGACCACATTACTCGGTCAGAGTTTCGTGCTGACATGCAGCAGTTGCTGGATAGATTTGACAGGCTTGAGCGTAAGATTGACAACTTGAGGGGCGGAAATGCCCACCACGAGTAAAAAGCAGCACAACTTCATGAGCGCCGTGGCTCACAGCCCGGAGTTTGCGAAGAAGGTGGGTGTCCCACAGTCCGTGGGTAAAGATTTTTCCAACGCGGACAAGAGCCGCAAATTTTCAAAAGGTGGCGATATGAAAGAATCTAAAGCAATGGTTGGCAAAGAGATGGCCTTCATGAAAAAGAAGGGCGCTCCCAAGTCCATGATCAAGCACGAGATGGCCGAAGCCAAAGGCTACAAAGCCGGTGGTTCAATCGGTACGACCAAGATGGGTTCAGTGAAAACTGCGGCGCCAAGCCGTGACGGCATGGCCACTAAGGGTAAAACCAAAGGCACCATGGTCAAGATGGCGCGTGGCGGCAAAACCTGTTAAGGAGTGATCATGGCAACACAGCAAATGATTGAAGAGGCCATGCAAGAGGCCAAGGACGCCAAGGACCGTGAGAAGGCTGAGCGCGAGTACAACAAGCGTACTTCTGTTGCGCCCTCTAAAGACCCGCGTGACGCCATTCGCGGCCAAAAAGGCTACGCTAAGGGTGGCGTGACTCGTGCCGACGGCTGCGTGACCAAGGGTCACACCAAGGGTGCAATGGTCAAGATGGCTGGCGGCGGGATGTGCTGATATGAGAGCCAGTCGAGGCATGGGAGCCATCCTCCCATCCAAGATGCCTTCCGGCAAGCGTAAAGCCCGCCGGGATGACACTGACTTCACGCAATACGCTGAAGGCGGCACAGTCAATGTGGCTGGCAATTACACTAAGCCCGAGCTGCGCAAGCGGATTGTGAGCCAAGTCAAGTCTGCTGCAACGCAGGGCACCGGCGCAGGGCAATGGAGCGCGAGAAAAGCCCAGCTCGTAGCCAAGAAGTACAAGGCCGCTGGCGGCGGGTACCGAGACTGACATGAAAGCCCCTCAAAAATCCCTGAGCGATTGGGGCAAACAAGATTGGACGACCAAAAGTGGTAAAAAATCTTCTGACACGGGTGAGCGATACCTTCCAAAATCTGCGATTAAAAGTCTCAGCGCTTCTGAGTACGCTGCGACAACGCGGGCAAAACGTGCTGGCAAAGCTAAAGGGAAGCAATTCGTGAGTCAACCCAAGACCATCGCAAAGAAAACAGCAGGGTTTAGATAATGGCAACCTCCGGCACCACCGCTTTTAATATGGACCTCACGGAAATCGTGGAGGAGGCGTTTGAACGCGCCGGTGGTGAGCTGCGTACCGGTTACGACCTGCGCACGGCCAGTCGGTCCATGAACCTCATGTTTTCCAACTGGGCCAATCGTGGCCTGAACATGTTCACGTATGAGCAGGGGTCCATCAATCTGGTGGCAGGCACTGCTACGTACAACCTCCCAACCGACACGGTGGACTTGTTGGAGCATGTAATCCGCACGGGCGCGGGCAGCTCTTCAACACAGGCAGACCTGACCATTACCCGGATCAGCGTCTCCACCTACGCCACAATCCCCAACAAGCTGGCTCAGGGTCGCCCCATTCAGGTTTGGATTGAGCGTCTTGACACGCCAAGAATCACGGTTTACCCAATCCCAGACAACTCGCAGCCCTACGTGTTTGTGTACTGGCGCTTGCGCCGCATGCAAGACGCTGGCACGGGCGTCAACACCATGGACATGCCATTCCGCTTCTACGAGGCAATGACGGCAGGTTTGGCTTACCACCTTGCCCTAAAGATTCCCGGCGCTATGGAGCGCTTGGGTGTCTTGAAAGAGCAGTATGATTCTGCGTGGGAACTGGCCTCAAGTGAAGATAGAGAAAAAGCCGCCGTAAGATTTGTCCCCCGTGCAATAAGAATTGGGGGTGGCTCATGATTTTAGTTTCTTTAAAAGAAGCCAAAGAAGCGGGTTTTACCAGATACTTCACTGGGGAGTCCTGCGGTCATGGTCACGTCTCTGAGAGGCTTGTAAGCAATCGGTCGTGCGTTGAGTGTTCGCAAATTAAGATTGCCAAATATCGCATTGAAAACCGCGATGTTCTTTTGGAGAAAAAAAATATTGCCCAAAAGCTGTACGCCAAGAAAAATCCAGAAAAAATAGTGGCCACTCGAAAAGCCACAATGGCCAAACACCGCGAAGCGCGAAATGCTGAGAAAGCCGCGTGGGCTCGTAAAAACGCAGGGCGGGTGCTGGCGTGGACCAGACAAAGGCAGTTGGCTAGGATTCAACGAACACCTGCTTGGCTGACAGATGATGATTGCTGGATGATTGAGCAGGCGTATGAGTTGGCACAACTCAGAACACGGTTGTTTGGGTTTCCTTGGCACGTAGATCACAAGCTCCCCTTAAGAGGGAAAAAAGTTTCAGGTCTTCACGTGCCGACAAACTTGCAAGTTATACCCGGTTCGGAAAACTCCCGCAAAGGCAACCGGATGGAGGTTGCATAATGTCTAATAGGTTTGCCAGCGGACCTAAAGCGATTGCCATGTGCGACCGCTGTGGTCAGCAATACAAACTCAAACAGCTCAGAACAGAAATCATCAAGCAGCGCAAGTATGAGTTGCTGGTGTGCCCGGAGTGCTGGGACCCAGATCAGCCGCAGTTGATGCTTGGAACATTCCCCGTGGATGACCCGCAAGCGCTCAGGAACCCACGTAGGGACACCACCTACATAACATCTGGTTTAAACGATGATGGGAACCTGTCCGGCGGATCGCGGGACATTCAGTGGGGCTGGAACCCGGTGGGTGGGTCAAGATCGTTTGATACGCTTCTTACACCCAACACATTGGCGTTGACTGTGCTGATCGGCACGGTGACAATATCGGTATCTTAAAGGAGTCTGACATGGACGCGAAAAAAGCAGTTCGTAAACACGAAGCAAACATGCACCCCGGTGCAAAACCGACCAAGCTTGCCAAGGGCGGCAAGACAAACTTGCAGATGAAAGAATACGGGCGCGGCATGGCCAAGGTCATGAACCAGCGCGTATCGTCTGCACCCAAGGGGAAATGACATGGCTAAATTCAGTCAAAAGATGATGGGCAAAGAAGTTGGTCAAGCCAGCGTCTATGCCAAGCCCCACACGATGGATGGCAAGGCCGGTACAGGCTTAAAGGTCATGCAAGACCCCAACACCTTGGCCGCAAACAAGATGACGCGCTACACTGCCACGCCCCGCGTGAGCACCAACGATCCCGGCGCAGATAACGTCAAGACCACTGGCATTAAAATCCGTGGTACTGGTTGCGCCACTAAGGGCACCATGGCCCGAGGTCCAATGGCATAAAACATGAACTACACCGAGTTGAAGACCAACATTGCTGACATCTGTGAAAACGAGTTCACAGCGGATCAGTACGCCATGTTTACACAGCAGGCGGAACAGAAAATCTACAACACGGTGCAGTTGGCCAACTTGCGCAAGAACGTCACTGGTACGTTGACTGCAAGCAACAAGTACTTGGC